GTAGTGTTTGTTTGCAAGAAAAACAAATTTTTGTCGTCGCGCACTCGTGTTGCTTCATAATCTCCCCTATAGATGTCCCATATTATACAGGACTTAGGGAGACAGTTTGCATTAGTCGTTGAACCTTCCACCCTTCGCAGGGAGGCTTGGCTGCTGATTGCCCAATCCATGACACTTTTCACACTTTCACGGTCTCCATTACTGGCATACGTTGTAGTGGTCATGGCTCTAAGGGGTTCCCAGCAATTCACGCGATTTGTCATTAATCATTACTGATTAAAGGTGACTCACATCAATCACATCTTCTCTTATCAGACCGCCACGAACTACGCCCTTAAGCGTTGCTGCGTCTAAATTAACAGATGTAGTCATTTCGATACCCTTTTAAATTAATTTATAATCCACCGAGCAACATTGCTACGGCATCTGTCTCCGCTGCACGTTTGCTATAACCTTTTGCGTTATGAGCTTGCTGTGTCAGTTGTTGGAGCTTGCTTACTGTTTTCGATGACTTTCCGGTACTCTTCTGATAAGAAGGAACCTTTACCGCCATCTTGGTTTTGGCTGACTCTTTGCTGCTCCGGTACGCCATAGCGTCCTTCACGATCTCTAAGATTCTTGCGTCTTGGATATTGGCAAACTCTTGTTGGCTAAATCCGTACGCACTTCCTAGAAAGTCAGTCATCTTGCCGAGTGCCTTCTTAAACTCATCAGGGTTAGCCCACGATGGATTCTTTTCCAGCACCTTGTCTACTTGTCCGAGTACATACTCTTGGTTAAGTGCCTGTTGTTCAGCACCCATCTGATTACTCATATCACCACGCTCATTAGCGACTGCGTTCGTGATGCTTTCTATTTCCTGATTGCGGAAGTTAAAGTCTTGAACTGCGGCTGCATATTCACCAGGGTTTTCGTATCTCAGCTTATTCCAATCGACATTTGCGTACTCACCGAGTAGGTTCTTCTTTAAATGTCCAGTTAGCGCATCAATGGTCTCGATCTTCTTGGTGTATTCGCCCACAACGGCATACTTCACTTCATCAAATTCCCTGCGCTCATCTGCCAGTAATTTAGATTTGTTGGTATTGCTTTTGTTGGACTGATAGCCAGCAATCAAGTCTTTAACACCCACTGTAGCAACCTTGCCATCGACTTTGACGTTGATACCAGAAAGATTACCGTCCTCATCGAGAACAACATTCTTCTCATCTACGCCCAAGGTTTTCGCCCAGGTTACTTCTTCGTCCGATTCCGCATCTGCGTCCTCTTCTTCTTCCTCTGTAACTTCATCCTCGTCTTGAGTAGAATCATCTGGTTGGGTATCAGCCTCCTCCGATTCGTCATTCTTAGATTTTTTTACAACGGGTTCTTCAGAGCCAAACAACAGCTCAGATATTTGGTCAACAGCATTTACGCTTCCAGCATCACTTGATAGTTCAGCCGTTGAAGTAGTAGATTCTTCACTCATTTATAATGTGTCCTGTGTTTGCAAACGGGCAAGTCGCCCAGTGTCAATGGCGTTCAGTAAGTCACGTTCAACTACTTGGATCGCCTTTAGTTCGGCCTTTATAGCCAGTAATTCTTCTGCTTCATCAGACTTGAACTGCTCGTACAAGCCCTCGTAACGGTTCTCAATGTAGGCCTTGAAGTAGCTGTGGTAAGCCCGTTCAGCACGTCCACCCAACTCAATCTGCTCCTCAACTGTCATACATGCCTCGGTCGTCTTGCTCGATCATATCTTCGTTGTTGATGTAGTTAGCGTCTTGATTTGTCGCACTAGTCGCTTCTATCTCGGTTAGCTTGAGTGCCACTTGTGTGTACAACTGTTCGTACTTGAACTGCATCTCTTCCATGTCTTTTTCAGCGCCTTGAACCGCCTTGGCTTTCTCAAGTTCAGCCGTCAATCCTGCTAACTGCGCTTTAAATGTTTGTTGCTCCATCTCACGTTGATGCTTAGCCATCTCCACTTGACCTTTCATGGTCACATTCTGCATCTGTGCTTCAGCGGTAGTCGTAGCAGATTTAGCCAGTTCAGCTTGCATACGCATCTGTTCCATCTGTGCTTGCTGTGCTTGCTGTTGCTGTTGCTGCTGCGCTTGTCCTGCTTGCTGTGCCTGTTGCTGTCCTTGTGGGCTGTTGGGATCAACGAAATACTTGTTGGCTGAATCAAGACCAGAGAACTTGCAGAAGTCGTCTATCGTGGCGTATATCTTTGCTGGATTAGTTAAGGCCTGACCAGGTATAGCCATGATCTTTTCTTGTAGCATTTGTATCTGCTGGATCGCCATTAGCTTGGCTTGCGTGTCGCCTGTACCTGTTCCAACTCTGACTGTACTTTTAGTACGAGTAGGCCAAGTTGCCGGGTTAACTTTCACCCACTGACCTCTGAACTTGAAATCCTGAATAGTGTCTACATGCTCAGTCACCAAGTCTCTGATCTTTTCGCATAAAGGTTTGATGCCAGTCTCACAGATGACGCGGATGATTAAGCCGACCAGTTCCTCTTTGGCTGTCATGATACGAGCGACACCTTGCGAGCCAATACCGTCACCAATATCTTCCGGTGATGCTGTGCCGTCTGCCGATACACCTGTTCTTCCTGCTCGCACTTCGTCCAAGTACTTCATCATATCGAACGCTGACGATCCGAGTGCTGGAGTAGCAAGCGGCATAATGGCATCGAGACGTTTAGCACGAATCAATCCACCAGGCTTAGAGACTAACAAATCATCGAGGTTGACTTGACCCTCTAACACCACATTGCGCTGATTATTCTGCAAGTACATGTTGTCCATGATGTTTCTGATTATGGCGGTCTTGTTATCTTGAATAGACTTGAGTCTGTCAAAGATTGATAGCCCCTGAAACTTATGACTCATTAGAATTGCTGTCGTGGTAATCCAAGGCACACAATCAACTGACTCTTTAGATAGAATCAACGTGGGTGTATCGACACCAGCAACGGTAATCTTCATCAGTTGCGTAATGCCTGAGCCGTCAATGTCCAGCTTCATGTAACACTCAGCAATCTCGATCAGCCTGTTGGCCTCATCACCTGTGGTTACTGAAGGAACTTGGGTAGACTCACCTTGCATGTTGAAACGGTACGCTGAACGCAACAAGTCGGAGCTAACCAGTTCTTCTATGTCCTCGTCCTTGTAGCCTTCCTCTCTTAAGTCTGAGAGCGTCTTGTTGACGATGTGGCAAGAAAAACGGGCATTAGCTAGGCTGATATTGTTATGCTGTGAGTTGACTCTGAACTCTTCTGGAGCGACTGGATCAATACAAATCTTGCCAATGTTATCCGATACCTTGATCTTAACGTCAAAGCTCATGCTGGGTGGTTGCATGGGATCGTCTGAAGGTATCTCAACCGGAGACATCTCAATAATCTCAGCGTTCTTCTCGTTCAAGATGATAGCGAGTTGATCTTCGTTAAGGCCTGTATAGTTGTAAGTCTTAACCTCTTCGGCTTCTTCGTAGTAGACTTTTAAGATACCGTTACGCTGCATCAGGGCATCTTTAACAAACTGGTGGATCAAGGTGAAGCCGTCATTCTGCTTCATCAATACGTCATAGATATACTCTGACTCAATCTGTGCTTGTAGCTCGTCACCTTCATTAACCGGATCAAACACTACGACTTCATTTGATTGTGTAAATGACCGCATAATCTGAGGCATGATCCACTCTATCGAGTCAGCCACATCCGTTGATACGATCGCTGATCGTCCTTCTTGTTCAGTGCCTAACGGAAGCCCTAAGTAATAACTCAGCGGTACTTGAAGCGATGGCGCAGTGTTTGTTGTGATGTTAGCGTTGCTCATCTCATTGGTGATGATCGTTAGGATTTCACTATCCGTCATTTTTGCCATCTAAATAATTCCTCTTTCTAAATACGAATAGTCCAACCGACCTACATTCCAAGTGTCGTTAGTCATGTCAGGCTCGCTCATTGCTATATATCTAAAGCAATCAGCACCGTGACTACTGTCATCATGTAAAGGCGCACCGAATGTACCAGTTGATTGATTCTGTGTGCGTCTGTAGCGTTTGAGCTGATTGAGTAGCATTGCTGCTTTATGATCGATGTAGACTCTGCCAAACATCAGTCTTGCTGAACGTATGCCTTCCTCGACATCATCCCTGCCAAGAACGGTAACGCTACGTCCAAGTTGTTGCAGTATCTCTTCGGTAGACTTGCCTGACTTAAAGTCTCGGCTTCTGCCATCGTGAGGAATGTAATCGGTTCCCCAGTTGTAGGATTTGTTACGCAATTCATCGACATAGCTGTCTAACGTACGGTGTGAATCTTCTATGTAGTCAATAACCCTGACTTCACCGGAACCGGAGCGTTGCACCATAGCGATTGACATGGAATCATTCCAGCCCAAATCCCAGACGGTATGGACTTTTAGCATCGGATCGTAGGGTGCATTGCAAAGCCGTTTATCCAGTAACAGTCTGGCTATCTCGTGGGCGTAGATTGCACCTTCAACAGCAGGGCGACATTCACCGCCCCAAACTGTCTTGTAACCTTCAGGATCGCGCTTTAACCAGCTGATACGTTCTTTGTCTAATTCTTCGGGAAACCAAGGGTTGTCAGAGTAATTGACATTAACCACTAATGAATCATCAGACTGATTGAGTACAAAGCGCTGATAGGTTTCGTCTGTATCTAACTCAGGGTTAAAGGTTATCCATATCTCTGAGCCTGGTGAACGAATCGTAGGAACAAGTGCATCCCAAGATTTCTTGGTGACCACTTGCGCTTCTTCTACCCAACAGATCGAGCATGATTCAAATGATTTAAGATTGACGATAGATTGTTGACGTATCCCAGCGAAAACAAACTCACTGCCATTCTTACAAGTGATGCGACTTTGTTGGATAGTGAACAGATCAGAAAAACCCATCTCTTCTATCTGCTTTTTAAGCAAGTAGTGGACAGATTCCTGTATTGAGTTTTGCATCTCTCTAGCGCAGAGTATGCGAGTTGATTTTTCTATGGCTTTAATAATGAGGAGTCGTGCAAATGTCCAGCTCTTACCGCTTCCTCTTCCACCGTAAGCCACCTTATATCTCATAGGTTGCATGAACGGGATCATCTTTTGAGGGATGTCCACGTCAGCATCAATGTGAATTGTGTTACTTGCCATTGATACGAACACCTATCGAAAAATTGCCAGTGTGTTCTATGCGTTCTGTATAAAGCTGTGCTACTTTGCCTCTCGCTACTTCAGCAGAGATTGCAGCTGTGTAACTCTCAGCATCTTCTGCTTTCTTGCCTAAGTGTTCAAGCCTTGCAAGGTGTGATTCTAGTGTGATTCCAGCGGCTTCAATGATCGGTTTCTTGAGTTCTTCAACCCTCGCCCTAACCTCGCCCTTTTGCATTAGTTGATGAGCTTTATTTTGAGTTGTCTCTGCCTTTGTGGTTGCCTTGACATCATAAGCACTTCGATAAGCATCAGCTTGCGTCATTCCGCTTGCTACTGCTATTGCAAAGGCTTCTTGCTTAGGCGTGAGCATTTACTTGATCCTGCTTTCCACAACACTTAACCGAGACTCGATAGCACTGAGTTCTTTGCGTATATCACGCTCGATTGAGATTAGCGTATCGTTTATATCGGTTAGTCTTGAATTAAGTTGGTTAGCACTCCAACCGATAATCATAATTAGGACTGATATGAGTCCGCCAATAACTGGCATTAGGATTGATGTGTCACTCATTTAGTAATTCCTTTTGATTTCTCGAATGAGCGCATACCAGCCAAGCCAAGTAGGCCTAAGAGTATTTGCAAGGTTAATTCGGTATTGATGATCGGGAACATGCCCGTGTAAGTAAACAGAACGGTAGCAATGAAACGAGCGATAGGCTCAACGAGAGCCGCATATAGTAATGAAACTCCGCAAACCCAACCGATTGCTGGTCGCCATCCTGCTACAAATAATGATGCGCTTCCAGCTTCGACCTTGTTGATTTCTAACTGTGAGAGTTGTAACTGATAAGCGTTGTTGATTTCACTTGCTGCGGCCTCTAGCTTTCCCTTTAACTCAAGATCAGCGTCAGGGAAGAACTTGTCTAGTCCTGTCTTGATTAAATCAAAGCCAGCTGTGAAAGGATCAAGAGCCATACTCACCCTTCTTCATCTGAGTTGATAGTTCAAGCGCCCTGTTGCCTACGTCCTTTGCCCATTTGCTATTAAGCAACTCAATAGATGCTTGTGAGTATTCTCCGGCTTCAATGAGTAGTAATGATTTCTTGAATTTGAGCAGTCCAGACAGCCCAATGTTGAAACACATATTGATTAATACGTCTTGGCGTACTGTGTCGAGTTTAGAGAAGAATGGCAGGGTAACTTCGAGTTGGTGACGGCATTGAGTAATCATGAGCTTGAGCAGTCGTTCTGCTTCTACCTGATTAATACCTTTTGTATGTGCTTGTGAGATTTCTAAACTAGATAGGTGTAGTGGGTTAGCCTCAAGATTATAGCCATATCCGCATGTTTCCTTACCAGCACTACAAATATACACCCGTTTACGGAAGCCTTCGTGCCGCTTTAGTTGATCCAAAAGATGTTCGGATGTGGGCATAAATACACTATATAGTATTAACTTGGCTTCATTATACTACATATAGTGTTAAAT